CTTGTAGTTGTTCTGATCATGACTTAACAATTGTCCGCCATAACAAATGCCAGAAAAAGGGCACTGTATATACTTGCAAAAAATGTTCGGGTGATTTGAAGTTTAAAAAAGAAATTTGATTTAACCCTTGACAATCACATTGAATGATGTTATTATCTCTACATGATCAAAACAAACACACATAAAACTGGGAGAGACACCATGATGACTACAGCTATGAAGATAGGAAATCTTTCAATCAACGAGCTTAGGAACCTGTTGAATTCTGGTAAAATAAACAAAACTTGCTTTCGCATAGCTGTAAAACACAGAGAAAGGAAATTACTAAGATCAAATAATAAATCAAATCTAACATAAAGGAAATGGAATATGTTTGAACTAAATGAAGTGGTTAAGATCAAAGAGTTTGAACATGATTGCTTTAATTGTGAAGGTAAGGTAAATGATTTTAATGGGCTCCAGTATCATGTAATCAATTCGAACCTATCCTTTTATGAAAATATTTCAGACTGGTATTTTGATTATGAACTGGATAAGAAACTTAAAGATTAAGTTCACGTTCAGTAATTAGTTTGAAAATAATTCCATGATTTTTACAGTATTTTTGTGCAGAAATCCATTTATCTTTATTGTTTTGATAAGTTACATGTTCATATAAAATGGTCTTCTTACTCTTATTTCCTTTTGTGGTTGGTGGTATGCACTGAGAATATGGCTTAATTTCGATGAGATATACACGCTCTCTTTTCGTATCCTTGTCTATAACCTTTACCAAAAAATCAGGAAAATACCTCCTTTCTTTTTGTTTAACTTTATCAAAATATGGAATTGATATTTGCTCTGAATTTCAGGCAACAACTTGTTCATTGGAGTCTAAAAAATTGCACACTTTTACTTCTCATGATGATCTGCATATGCAGTAATTCATATTAGATTTAAATTTTTTTAAATTTTTTGGATAAAATCTTGAAGTGTTTTTACCTTCCTGATTATTCATATAACTCATGAGTTATATTGCTTTACGTTTCTTTATTCCAACACTAACAGCCTTTTTAACACATTTGTTTTGCTTCATAGATCATACCTTACCATCAGCACAATTCTTCTGTTTTCTCTTTTTCTTCTTTGCCACCTTTTTCAATTTCACTTTGTCTTTTTTACGCCTTAGTTTAGCGTCCTTCTTTTCTTTTGAAGTACTATGCTTTTTGATTTTAATTTTCTTTACTTCGTTCAGAAAGGATTCATTTATGTCAGATTTTCCATCAATATCATCATAAATTTCAAGAAGCAAGTCATAATCCAAGTCACAAATTCACTCATTTGCCAATTCTTCAATGAATTCGTGAACATCATCTAAGTCAAGGCAATCAGGAGTGTCTATATCCCATTCATCAAGCTTCATGTGATAGAATTCCTTAAAATCTTGGTCCCCTTCTATCACATCTAGTCTATCATACTCATTTAAAATAGTATCAATTTTCATTAATCTGTCTCCTTATCTGCCTTCCACCCCTTATCTACTTCATCAAAAAAAGCAATTTTTTGCTTTTTGTCCAATTCAGAAGGGCTTTTTATTTTCCATTTTTTCAGCATTCCTTCAAAATACTTATCGTAAGCTGATTTTTCATTTAGATAGAATTCTATCTTTTCTAATATGTTCATTTTGTTCTCCTATTATTGTATATATAGTCCTGTTCATTAATAACAAGTAATTCAATACCTAATCGTTTACATTCACCTATTTTAAATATGTCCCTTTGCATTACATCTTCGAATGAATGTCAGTATCTTCCATTGAATTCAATTGCTTTGTTTAGTAAAGGAAGATAAACATCTAATTCAAGATGCTTATTTGTTTTTGAATTAAGAATTTTGGTTCTGTCATTGGTTATTACATTATCAGTCAATGTTTTAACAAATTCTTGTACTTCAATTTCTGGTTTTGATATATTATTCGAACAATAAGGACATCTTTTACCTTGCTGATAGCTATTTCAGGTGATACTGTGTTCATGTTTTTTTAGGACATATTAATTTTAATTTAGTATGTGCATTAATATATTCAGTATTCAATAGACATGAACCATCCATTTCTATCTGTTGTTTAATAAAGTTATAATCATGTGTTTGATTGCCAACACATACAGGACATCCCACTCCTTGCTGAAAATCATTTCAACGTATTTCAATATTATGTCCATTATGGCATATCACATCCAATTTTGATTTGTTATTAATATATTCAGTACTTTGTAACTTAAAATTTTTATTTTTGAATTTTTGTTGAATGAATTCGTAGGTGTGTTTCTTCATAATATTTACTTCCGTTGGTTATTATGTAATGATGTTAGATGATTGTTCGTTCAATCATCAAGGCAATGAACCCTGTCCATCTTTATTTATATATTTTTAAAATAAAAATGGGAAGTAAAATAAATCACTTCCCATTTTGGTTATATAAACTAAGTAGTATAACTACTTATGGGAGTCCCAACTAATCAGGAACGCTCATGTTAGACACTATAACATTTCTGTAATAGTTACCAGCACCCCACATAGAATCCATAATACCATATCTACTCAAAAGTCCCATTGCAGGATTGAATGACCCATAATCCACTGTTTTACTCATCATCAACTGTACATAAGGAAGATATATGATACCAGTGTCATATTCAGATGGTCCTTTGTAACCAACCAAGAATTTGTCCTCTGACTGAAATGTATCTCTATACATAGTCATTCTGCCATCAAGACTACCAACTTTTGCTACCCCAGTAATTGCAGTGTTAATATCAGTATTAACAGGATGTAATGCATATGAAGACAGTGTTTCAAGAGCGGCGCAAATTGTAGGATTAGCAACAACAAAGTTACCCGGACCTCTTCTTGTAGAAATTGCAATATCATTTGATTTTCTAACAACTACGTTATACAGGTTTCTAAATTTCTCAGATTCCCATCTACCATCAAAATCTGATGTATAATCTTTTCCGGCAGATGTTGAAATAGAAGCAGTTCTCATTGCAGCGATAATTTCTCTATCAATTTCAGAAGTGATCTCATAAGAAAGAACGTCCATCATCTCTTCCTCGAGGTTGAGTCCGTGCATATTTTCAATGTCCTGGGCAACTTCTAAAGACCATCTACTTCTAAGTTTTCTGGTTTTAGCTTCTACTTGCTGTTTCTCAAGTGTCATAGAAACTTCTTTGATTGCTGTTCCACCACCAATTCCAAGACCAACATCACCACTTACGTTAGATCCAAGAGCCTCACCTGTAGATGTTACATATGAACCAGTATAACTAGAATCAATTGTATTATGGCCAATTTCTGTTCCAGTAGCACCAGAGTAAGTTCCGTCTGCAACAAATCTCATTGCAAATGCAAGCCCAACAGGTCCGTTCATTGGCTGAACACCTACGATATCATGAGCAATCAACTCAGGGAAAGTTCGTCTAACCATCGGAATAGCGACTTGATTGAAGAAACCATTCACGGAATAATCTTTTCCATTTGGTGTAATGGAAGTTGAATAGTTTGCAGTTGTTTCATTCAATTGCCCTTCATTAAGCATATTGTTTTGAGATAACCATTGAACCTGGTTCTCAAGCATTATAGCAGTAGCTCTTTTTACTTTTTTGTTTGTGATTTTAGGTGCATCTTCGTGTTCGAGAATTGCACTCCATTTTTTTACTAATTCAGTCATTATATTGTCTCCTTTTTCATAGTATTGGCCCATTGTTCCATAAGGGTAGGGTTTTTACTTTCTTTTATCTTTTTCTTTTTCTTTTTGTCTTCGTCACCATCTTCGTCACCTTCGTCACCTTCGTCATCTTCGTCATCTTCATCTTCTTTTTTCTTTTCAGTCAAGATGGTTTCAACTATTGCATCATATTTTCTATCAATAGTTTCTGTATCTGTTTCATCTTCTAGCAAAGACAATACTTTTTCAGCGTCTTCAACTGGAAGCCCTTTTACTTTTTCAAGTAAATAAACAATGGCCTTACCTTCATTTACTGTAGATTCTAAAGTAAGATTTTTACCTACTTCAACATCAAGATCACTCTTCAAAGAAGTAATTTCATCTCTTGCTTCTCTTAGAATATCTTTAACTTCTTCATCAATCTGACCTTCATCAATTGCCAATCTTGTTTTGAACTGTTCAATAAGATCAGCATATAACTCACCTTTTCTCGCAAATTCAATGACTTTTTCATCCATTACAATTTCTTTTTCAAGAATATCATCTATAAAATTAGAAAATTTTTCAGTAATGTCTTCTTTATATTCTTCAAATTTTTCTTCATATACCGTGGTAAGTTCTTCTTTCAAAGTGGATTCTTTTTCTATTAACTTTGCTTGTACTTTCTCATCTACTTTAACTTCAATGATAGATTCAAGTTTCTCTGTGATTTCAGCTTGTTTGCTTTCATCCAGTGTATCTACATTGATAAGCTCTAATATTTTCTTCATATTAATCCTCCTGTGATTATTTTATAATCTCTACTTGTTACCTTTATTTATATGTATTAGAATTTTTATTTACATAACTTCTAAAAACTAATACACATAACTTCTAAGTGGTGTGTTTATTGATACCATTCTTCAATAGAAGTATCTACGTCACTTAAAATTCCTCAACCATCATCATCTATATTTGTATTTATACAAATGTCTTTATCAAAAATATCAAACTCTGTAATATAACAGGCCCAATACAATGCGGATACCAAATCATCATCTAGCCCATCCTTACCCTTAAAACTACTTCCAGATTCAACGAAAGTCGACAATTCATTTATGGTTTCTTTATCATATAATATTAAGTCACCATCTTCTATTAGTTTCTTCATTAGTAATACTGCTTTTGGTTTTGTTTTCTTTGTTGCTCTAACACCAAGTCCAGTACTTTTTGAACTTTCGTTTACAAGATTTTCATATTCAAAATCCCACCATAGTTTACTTACTACTGTACTCCCTTCTGCATTATTCTCAACTACCGCATATGCCTTGTTGTAATATATTGAAATTCTGTGTACTACTTCTGAAAATGAATATACATCAATATGATTATCATGGAATACTGCCACTTGTTCCAATTTAAATGGGTCATATGACACGACCTTCATTACTTGGATTACTGAATAATGTTCCCCAGTGCCCTTTGCTATATCGATTCCGGTTATATATACCTCTCCTTTTTGTGGAGATTCGAATATTTTCAATTTATCATTTAAATCATAGTGATCTGGTTCTATTCATTGAGTTAGTAATATTTTTAATGTTGCCGCATTTATTACTGTGTTACTTGATCCCAAAAATTTACAATTGTGACTTTTAAGATCATTGGTATAATATATATGCCCATCCACATCCATTAAATCATATACATCAATAATACCAATATCTTCTATTTTTTTTACTTTAACTGCTTTTATTTTATAGTGTTCTAACTTATCATTTTCTTTTATATCTTTTGCATATATTTCTTTATTATTTTTTATGAAAATATGATCATATGTAACGTCTATATAATCCACATTTTCATAAAAAGACATTCTCATTGATTTTTTTGTTTGTTTTCTTATATGTGAAAAATATTTAAATCCATCTGGTGTTAATACTTTAATATTTTTATCATTTTTAATTATCATTCAAAAACCCTACACATTTGTCTATTATAACTTCACTTTTATTGTTTCTATTAAAATCATCTGAACTTATTCGTAGCGTTTTAAATCCCATCTTTTTTAAAACATCATCTCTCTTATCATCATGTTCTTTATCATGATAATATTCACCATCATATTCAATTATTTTTATGACACCCATGTAATTTTAATATATTATCCCTCACTTCTTGATAGTTCATTATATAAATCTCCAATTGTAGTTTTTTTAAACTTTCCGTTGTTATTTATATAAACATGAGTATTTTTTCCGACACAGGAATGTTCTTGAAAAAATTTCTGTTCACCCAAAATTTTTATTTCTTGTTTAACTCATGCAGCATCTCTACCAGGAATGACAGTATAGTCATATTTACATCAAGCAAACCCATTTTCACCCCTTTCTGCATTTACATAAAGACTATGAAATAGATTCCCCGTTCCATTAGGGGTTGATATTACTATAATTTTTGATGTAGTTGATGCTGACAGGGTAGGGTAATTAGCGGCTCAGAACTCATCTGCTATATTACTTGGAACGAATGCAAGTTCATCTGCAAATAAGCAATTATGACTTATTATACCATTAGTATAGTATGAATTAACATCTTCAACATTTAGAGCATCATATACTTTTTCATTTGATTTTATATAATCTTTTGAGTTTATTTTAATATTATTGTATAAAACATCATCTTTATGAATATTTTTTGCATATTCATATTTCCCGTTTATTAGAAGAAATTTATGATCAATGGTGCATTTTATCATTTCATTGTTTGATAGCTCAAATTTTATCAGTTCACCTTCATAATTTTGTTCTATAAATCCATCAAATTTTTTAAATCCATTTTGAGTTAATATTTCCATTATTTTTTCTTTACAAGATGAGTTTGCTTTTTCTATTGAAGTATAAAATATATTTCCATGATCATCAATAACACACACTTTTGTATCACCGGATACACAATTGATTGATCTCCCCCTAAACGCATCAGGTGAAGTAGCGGAAACCATAATTTCAGTATTATTGTCAAATAACACGCCTAAAATATTATATAATTCAACTCCAGGCTTCATTCAATATGGAATTTCCTCATATATGCCTTTTATGCGTTTAAGGATATCTTTGGCTGATTTCTCTTTATTTGATACAATCCCTATTGTTTTATCACTATTAAACATACAATATCATAAAATATATGCAGAAACTAAAACTGTGTTATGAGAAGTAATATTATTAGTTAAGTATTCACTTCCATCAACATCAGATAAGTCATACATATTATCATATTCTTCATGTTCGATAATGTTTTTAAATTTTTCGTATCCACTGGAAGTAGATACCAAATCATCTGTTGTCAAATTTACAGAATATTTAAATCCATTGTTTGTTTTAATTAAATGATCGTCTGCACATTTTAATGAATGGGTTTCTGTAATGACTTCATATACTTTATATTTTACTGTTTTTCCAACACCTTTGAAATCTTTCCATCCATTTTCAGTTAAAACTTCCCAATCATCTGTATATTTGTTTTCTATGAATTTACCCATATATGAAATTTAAACAATCTTTTATTGTTTTTCCTTTATCATTATTATAATCACATTCTTTTACGTGAAAAGTGTCAAAATTGCTATTTTCTTTAAGTATCATTTTCTCTCTTATTGCATCCCTTTCTTGATTACCCTTTTTCACTCCGTGTCAATAATCACCGTCAAATTCTATTACTTTATTATTATCTTTTATATAAAAATCAAGTAACGCTTTTCTTCCATCAAATCTATTCACTATATATTCATTGTTTTTGCCATTGTTTATTGTAGTGGCAAAGTGTATTTCTTTAAAATCGTCTTTTATTATCTTATGTATGGATCAAAATAGTTTCTGTGATATTTTAGAATATGACTTAGTTCTGAAAGTTCCAGGGCATTTCTTTTTATTTATTCTATCGATTTCTTCGGGTGATTTTGATTTTAATGTGTTCTGCCATTTGTCTTGTCTTTCTTGTCATACTTTAACACCCTCCTCTTCACCATATTTTTCAATACATATATCTTTAGAAAATGTGGACTGTCTTTCTTTCAGTAATTTTTTAGCCTTTTCGACATCACCTTCTGTCATTTTTAATCAATATTCTAAGGTTGATGTTATGTTATTATTATCAAATGTGGATTGTCTAGCAGTTTTGACACACTCTTTTATTTTATGCTCCTTTTCTTCATTACTTAGATTTTCATACTTGATAAATTTTTTACTGAAAGGTGACAATCTTCCTCCATGGTTAAATGCTGGATTTTTATCACCTTTACATTTATCTGATAAGTTTTTGAGATAAGATGAATGGTATATGTCTTCTTTACTAAGATTATATTTATCCTTATATTCCCTTATTGTAATTTTATGTGTTTGTGATATATGACTATGTAATGCTGTTGAGGGCCATCCACAAATTTTACATACAGGAATATCATCAATCCCTTTAAATTTTTCTTTTTGTTTCACCATAGAATTATAAGATACTCTACAACTTTTACAACAAAACACATTTGATTCTCTCATAGGTTTGAATTCTTTACTACAATTTTTACACTTCATATTTTTATCCTTATATAATGTTTCTATTGGTATTTATACAAGACAGTTGAAATATTTGTGTTTAGTCTAAATCATTGTAAAATTCATCAATTCTAACATCTTTCGTCTCACCAGTGGTTTTATTCCTCACTGTTATGGGTGTATCCCTAAACACGCATTTTCCGACTTGACGACTTGCAAGGCCGATAAAGTTTCTGTTGTTTATTATTTTTTCTAGTATTTCTTTTTGATATCATCTTGGAACAAATGTAACCTTTCCATAATCTGGATGGACAATTTTAATATACTTACAGAAATAGAAGAAATCATTGGCACATTTGCCCATTTCTTCTATCATATAAGGAGTATATTCATTTTCAGCATGTGCTTTTTTTACAGGTTTATATTCTGGTGTTGTCATAAAATTTCCTTCTCATCAGGGTCAAAACAACATAATTTGTAATAATACCAGTTACTTACATTTTTACTAAAAACCGTCAAATATTTTTACCAATTATTTCAGGTAGTTGAGTTTTCTTAATTTTAATAAAAGCGTTTTCACTGGCATCAAACCATACTATATTATTATTTTTATTAGTAAAATCAATAACTTAGAAATCTGAATCTAATATCATTTTACAAATATTTCCTCTGACATTTTCTCCTTTAATTAAAATATGTCCATATCTTCTATTATCTTTCATGCATTTTACCAATCAATTCAATGCATTGTTAGATTCACTACATTTTGGGTTATCTATCTGGGATACATCACCTTCAACAATACACTTTACCTTTGATCCCATTCGGGTCAAAATAGTTCTCATATCATGTCTGGTTATATTCTGTGCTTCTGAAATTATCACAACGGCATTACTGATATTATCACCTCTGAGGTAATTAACAGGTAGAAACTCTATCTTCATTGGATTAAGTAATGGCCAAACAGTATCTTTATTTATTAAAAATCCCTTTTTGATTGTGCGTTTTTTGTTCAATTCCATGAGAATTTTAAGGAATGGTCTTCAATGTAGCTCCATCTTTGTATCCAAATCACCCGGTAAGAAACCCATATCCTCCCCAATCATAGATGGATATTTGACAATATACATTTTATCGTATAGTTTCTGTTCAAATACCAATTTCAACCCAGCCGCAATTGCCAATGTCGATTTGCCTAACCCTGCTGGACTTTGGATAGTCACTAAATTAATATCATTATTTAATAAAAGTTCCATTGTGGCATTTTGATAAGCTGATTTTGGATGTATTCCCCATGTCTCATTATCATGACTAAGGCGTTTTACCTTATTATCTGTGTATGTGTGTAATTTGCCATTTTTAAAGAAAAAACAATTGTTTACATAGTCATTATCGTCATCTCCACCCCAAACATCTATAAATCCTGTATATTGTTCTGATTCAGATTTAAATGGGTTGGTTACTAGAAATGGCTGACTTTCTACCCCTCTTATATATGATTTCAATTGCAACATTTTATCATTGGTAATTAAAATGCCATTAGTGTCATGTTTTTCTGAATGTGTTTTTACATTATCCAATATTACATCATCTGTTTTGAATAATTTATTTACATCTCCGGTGAAGCTGATGTGTTCTTTATTTTTAATGATGTTATCAAGTGCCATCATAGCGATGTTTCTTTTCTTGCTTTTTAACAACCCATCAATTTCATTCAAGACTTCTATTGATATGTAGATGTGATTTTCTTCTCCATTTTTTAAAATTTCTATTGTGTCGTCTTGTTCCAGTAGAGCACAGGTATCAATATGATAGAATTTCTTCAAATTTTTATTCCTTTTCTGTTGTGGTTACTTCCTTTATTTCTGTACATTCTTTTTCTGATGATTTTGCTAAATATTTCATAATACTCGCATGATCTGTCACTAAAATATTATTGTTTCCTCCTCCCTTTTTATTGTACATTAGCTGTTTTATTTCCAAATCCTTTTCTTTGATGTCCAATTCTCTATCTTTCTGCTTAGATCCAATTTTTTTCAGCTTATTATCAAAATTAGACTGATCATTTGATGATAGAAAGCTTGATGATTGAATGATAGTGGTTATGAGCTGTGATGCTACCTCTAAATAGCGAGGCGACATTTCATCATTTTCTATTTCACTATGAATTAAATCTAGGAATATTGATGCCTTTTCGATAGCGGCAGACACTACTAAGGTGGGATTTGGTATCTTTTCAATCTCATTTAAAATATCTTTAAATGTTTTTATTTCTATTCTTGCTTCTTCAGTTATATTGAATTCTTCGGCCAGATTGTTTGACATATACATTTTCCTTTCTTTAACTTATATTCTTTATTATATTTATACTTGTTCTTCAAAATATATAAATATAAATAACATAAATATTACAAGAGGACAGAATGGCATTAAAAATATCATATAAACTAAAACACAACGGAGTATTACTAAGATCGGGGCATTTTTACTCCTTCGATTATACGGCATATGAAAATGATCCTAGTCCTATGATCATTTTTATTAGTGCAATTCAAGGCATACATCCAAGAACTGGACATCAGTGAAGATTAATTCAAGGCATAAACATGAATTACATCCCTAGAGGTGATCGAAAAAATTTCTTAGAAATATGGAATAAACACTTCGATAAGACCAAGGACGTTAAATTCACATGAAATGTTGTTAAAAGTAAATTTCCATACTTAAAGTTGTCAATTCGTAGATTTATGTTAAAGCCAAAATACTATATTCGAAAGTTGAAATACATAGAACCTGAGAATTTACAAAAAGAAATGGTAAGAAGTTTACATAAAGATTTTTCTTCAACACTTAAAAGAAAGTTAGGATCAAAACTTAAAAAGTTTTTTGTGGGCAGTCGTAATAAAAAATAAAGGAAATAAAATATGGGTAATTGATTTTCAAAACTTCTAGGCAGTAATGAGCCTGAAATTTTAACAGAAGACATTAAAGCCTTTAATAACAAAGGCAACAATAGACAGTCTGATAAACAGAGGCAAGCTGAATCAGGAGAAGGCATTGATATAATGGGAATGGATATGGGGGTAACTGGATTATCTTCATTCAATACCTTTTATAACAAATTTTTCGACGAACAAAACAAAACTAATGATGACAGAATTAGAAAATACAGATCAATGGCTAGTATGCCTGAAATTGGTGATGTGTTAGAAGATGCTGTTAATGAATCTACTCAAGAAAATGGCGATGGAAATATATTTGAATTACATATCACTAATGAAAAAATGTCTAAAAATGAAAACATAATCAAAACCTTGAAAGAAGAGTTTCATAGTCTATTTTTTCAAAGGTTGGACATGAACCAGCAAGGATGGGAATTGTTTTATAATTTCATGCGAGATGGAAAAGTGTATTATGAAAGAATCATCAATATCAATAAACACAAAGAAGGCATAAAGCATATTAAATTTCTGTCTCCATTTTCAATGGATTATTACTTTAATTATGATACATATAGAATAGAGGGATATATTCAATATATGAAACCAAGTCATAAAAAACCAGCCACATTTGAAGATGCAAAAAGAGATAATGAAATTGTTGCTTTTATACCGGAACAAATTGGATATATTCCTTATAGATTTGGAAATAATAGAAATGATGTTTATGGTTATCTTGAAAATTGCAAGGTTGCGTTTAATCAGTTGAAATTATTAGAAACATCTGTTATTGTATATAGATTAGTAAGAGCACCTGAACGATTTGTATTTAAAATTGATGTTGGTAATATGCCAAAAGACAAGGCACTTGCATATGTTAATAAAATCAAGCGTCAGATGAATAGAAAACAGACATATGATCCCGAGACTGGAGTCCTTGAAGGGACAACGAATGTTAATTGTATCAGACAAAATACAGAAATAAAGCTATTAGATGGCAGATGTTTGCCGTTGACTGATATTATAGATGAATTCAATCAAGGTAAAGAAAATTGAGTATATTCTATCAATCAAAAAACATTCAAAATGGAACCAAACAAGATTACTAATGCTGCAATAACAAGAAAGAATGAGGAATTAGTTAGAATTCATTTAGATGACGGTTCATATTTTGATACAACACATGATCATAAGTGGATAATGAGAGATGGATCTGAGAGAAGAGCAGATGAACTGAATGTATATGATTCATTAATGCCATTGAATGAAGATTTGCCTGATGTTGTCAATCATAAGGTTGCCAAAATAGAATATCTAACTGAAAGAGATGATACTGGATGTATTACAGTTGAAAATAATCATAACTTTGCCATTACTTTTAATTTGAGTGATGGGTCTAAAAGTCAGGTGTATGTGAAAAATAGCATTTTGGATAATTTATTTATACCTCAATCTGACAACAGGGGTAGTGATGTGACCACAATCGGTGGAAATTCCGCTGGATTCACTGAATTAGATGATGTGGAATATTTTGCTAAAAAACTGTATAGATCATTGAAATATCCAATGTCAAGAATTGATAATCAAATGGATTCACGAAGTGGTGATAATTTATTCGGTGGAGCATCATTTTCTGAAATCACAAGAGATGAAATCAAATGAAGTAGATTCTTAGAAAGACAACAAAATAAATTCTGTTTGGAGTTTTTAGATCTTTTCCTCTTACATTTAGAATTCAAGGGATTGAAAAAACAATATGGTCTAACCAGGGATGATTTAAATATATTGATGTCTCCGCCAAGCAACTATAAAGATCAGCAGAATCAACAACTCTTGGAAACCAGATTCAATAACTATACCGCTTTAAGTAATGAATCAGAATTCTCCAAATCATATCTAATGAAAAAATATTTAGATATGGATGAGGAAGCAATAAAAGAAAATTCTGAATCAATGAAAGCAGATAAAAAGTTATTTCCAAAAGATGAAGACAACTTCTAAAATGATAGTAACACAACTACAAGACAAAGTAAAATTAACAGATGAAAATGGTAATATTGCCACTATTAATGACAGTGGTAATTTAAAAACTACTAACGCAGAAAGTGGACTTGCTATAGCCAAAGGAGATGTGATAGGGAGTAAATTTATTCACAAATTTGGTAAAGCACCTTTATTCGATGTTTCAGATGGATTTGTAACTATATGAGATGGAGCTGAAAAGGGCGAGTTATATACAGGTATGCAGTATATTTATTCGATTACTGATGATATTGATACCATTTCATCTGACACTGCTGGAAATAATCAATTAATACAAATACAGGGGTTAGATATAAATTATGATATCGTAACACAAGAAAAGTCATTGAATGGACAATCCCCGGTTACATTAGACACACCACTAATCAGAGTTTTTCGTATGAAGAATATAGGCACAGTGGATATTGTTGGGCATGCATTTGTCTCTGTTTCCGGTACTCTGACTACCGGATCACCGACTCCCGCTAATTTAAGGTCGGTTATCCATGATAGTAACAACCAAACCTTAATGGCAGTCTTTACAATTCCGTCCGGTTATACAGGTTACATGAGAGATTGGTATGCA